AAGCCATATGGAGGGAAAAGAAATTGAACTAGGCTTTATGTGACAACACACAATACCAAAAATCGATAACTGTCAGGTCAAGTTTAAATTTATACATCTAAACGCAACCGTACTCCTTGTTGCCCCGCTGAAAAGTGGGGCTTTTTTATGGATAGCTTGTTATTGTGTCGCTCTTAGGCTACTCTTGCGTTATGTTCGAGATACGTAACTACACCCACGCCAACGGACGTGACGTATTGACCCATTGGCTGAAAGGGTTAAAAGACCCTATCGGCAAACGCGCCATTATCAGGCGCTTAGCCCGACTGGCGCTGGGGCATTTTGGCGACCACAAGTCCTGTGGTGAGGGCGTATGGGAGCTTCGCATTGATACTGGGCCGGGCTACCGCGTGTACTACGCCAAGGCGGGGCAGACGTTGATACTGCTGCTTTGTGGTGGGGATAAGCGCACCCAACAAGCCGATATTGCCCGCGCTTGTGATTACTGGCAAGACTGGCAAAATCGAGAACTTAACGATGGAGAACGGCAATGAGAGACCGTCCATACGATGAAGCAATGGCCGAAGTCTTCCGCGACGACCCCGCCTGCGCAATGGAATTACTCAACGAAATACTGGAAGACGGCGCATTGGACGAAGCGCTTATCGTGCTGCGGCAAATGAGCCAAGCCTTCGGCGGCGTGGGTGAAGTCGCCAAAGAAGCGCAGCTTAACAGCAAATCCCTATACCGCACCCTGTCCAAGCAGGGCAATCCGCAAGTCAGCACGCTGCTGGCGGTTTTGAAAGCAATGGGGCTTCGACTGGCGGTGCAACCTTTACAGGGACAGGCGCTGGCGGCTTAACGGGTTCAAGAGGCAGCCAAGGCCAGCGCACAGTAGACCACTGCTGCCAGTGCTGCTGTCTCGCCCTTGCTGCATCAAGCAGTGCGGCCATTTTTGCCTTATTGAAGCGAAACATCCGCCTAAGCCGTCATGGCGTTACGCGGGTTGCGCTGGCGTTGTAGTGCTTTGCGCCAGTTTGGCGTGTACTGCGTTTCGAGCTTGGGCGAGAGCAACATAGCGAAGGTTAAGGCCAGCGCATCGGCGGCATCGGGCGAGCGACCCAGTTTTTCGCGCACCTTTTCTTTGGCTTCGAGCTTAAGTTGTCCCAAACTTGAGAAGGTATCACCGGCCACGCTGCACAAATCCCCGTGCAACATATCGTCATCGGGAATATCCGGCGTTATCGGGTCATGCAGCCAATCGCGCATGCGCCCTCACATCTCGCAGCGCTTGTTGAAATACTGGCGCGTATCATCGGCCTTGCTGCCAAAATTCACCGGCGAGACCTTGCGCCCCCAGCCCATCTCGACCAAACGGTCGTAAATGCCCGCGCCCAAGCCGCCACTATCGATAAACAGCCGCTCGATGGTCTCATCTTCGGAAAGCATCCGCGCGGCGCGACCGGCGATTGCCATCGTATCGCTGCTGTCGATACGCTCCAAATCAAAGGCCGAACGTCCCCAGCGGTGGATAAAGGTTGACGTATCGCCGCCTCTGGCCGGGTCAAGCCCCACCACATGCACGCCTTGGCGATGATAGGCATGAATGGACTGCTGCCGCGCGGCATGGACTTTCAGCGTATCCATTAAAGCCACATGCCCCACGCGCTGAAAGGCCATCTCAGCGGTTGCCGGATATTCCTGATTAAACCAATCGGCGTTACCGGCAAAGTCACTGTCGATTTTCGCGCGGCGGAAGGCCATCTGCGGCGGGTCGAGGCCAAAGGCATCGGCGTAGGCTTGCTCCTCTTCGGTGTAGATAAAGCCTTTCGGGACAGGGCGGCGGTAGGCTTTCTCGACAAACCAAGGCAAAAACACCGGCATATAGTCGCTTTTGCCTTCGCACGCCTTGCACCACATCTGGTGGAACAGATTATTTAAGCCATTAGCGGTGCTTTCGAGTATCACTTCCGAGCCTTCGGTTAAAGGCACGGTCTGGCCTAATCCGGCCATAATTTCTTGCGCGTTCGGCCAGAAGGCGACCTCCGAGCCGTGCAGAAACTGCACCGTGTCGCTGCGTCCGGCGTTCTTGCTGCCTGCGGTCGCTACTTTATAGCCGCTGCCGAGCACCGAGAAGCTCAGCTGCGTGCCGCTATTGGCTTTCAGTACCGGCTTAAGGTCATCCCAAGGTATCCGGTCAAAGTAGGTTTTCACGATGGCAAACAGATTTTGCGTGGCCGCGTCCAGATGGGTCAAAATCATGCAGCGCTTGCCAAAATCATAAGCGGTGCGCTTAAAGAACCGCGCCGCGACGTAAGTGGATATGCCGGTTTGCCGCCCCTTTAAGACGATAGCGCGAACGTACCCTTTCTCTTTTTTCTGCTGCTCCAACTGGGCATGCAGCGCCTTTTGCGCGTCGTTAAATGAAAGCGGGACGAGCAAGCCTTCCTTGGTGCGAATACGCAGCAGCGCCTCTGCAAAGCCGCTATCGGTTTTAAGGATAGCCTGCAAGAGCTTATCGCCGCCGTCTAAATCAGCCAGTCTGGGCATAGATTTTCTTTAGGCGCTCTTCCAGCGGCGCGGTATCTTGCACGGCATCCAAATTCCACGCGCGGCGCTCAAGGTCAATCCAATTTTTGGCGGCATTGGATAACTCTTTAACCATTGCAACGCGCTTATCGGCGGGAAACTCGCCGTCGTCGTTCTCGATACGCGCGAGCAAGCTCGCCACCAGCGACTGTCCCTTATCGAGAATGCGCCGGTGCCTTTGGATAACGGCAACGCCGGAAGCGGCGGCAGCCTCGACAATCTCGCTGTCCAAAGTCCGAATTTTGGGCGGTTCGGACTTTGTGTTTTGCGCTTCGGACTTTTGCAAACGGCGGTTAATTTCCGCGTTGACCTGTGTCGTTAAATCTTTGCCCCAATCCTCTTTTTTAGCTCGCCTGCGAATAGCCGCCTCATCAATGCCGTACTTTTCGGCGAGCTGGCAATTGCTGAACAGGCCGGTGCGATACTCAGCCCGCAAGGCTTGCCAGTCATCGACACTAAGCCTTGCCATAGCTGGCCTCGCTAAAAGAGCGCCTCGTTTTTGATAGGCTGAAACCTCCTACAGCAACAACCTCAACGAGGCAAGACATGGAAAACGTGGAAAACACACTTAAAGCGACTATTTCCCCCGTTGTGCAAAACACACTACCGTTAGTTGCCTTACAAGCCATCATGATTTCTCATCCGAACCCTCGTGCTTTGCGCGAGGCTTGGCAGCAGCGCATTGAGCAGGCTTTTTTAGCTTTTCAGCTTGAGCATCTAAAGGCTGGGAGCACGCTTGGCAACCTGCCTCACGATGTAACGAAGCGCTTATGGGAGCAGGAGCGGTTGTTGTGGGAAGGCTTTTTGCCTGAAGTACCCGCTGCGCCAGATGAAGACTAAAATTTTGAACGTCCGTCTGTATCTGTAGTTGCCGCTCTACTGAACCCAAACGCGATGCAACACTGGCAAGATGGGTTTCCCAGTCAGCCTTGAATTTGGCCGCAGCGGTTAAGCTATCTATTGACTTTTGAGATTGTTCAGCAATCGCGCTAATTATGCGTAATCGCTGCTGAAAGCTCTGCTGATTTTTAGCCTCTCTCGCTATCTCTGCGCGGCTTGGTTTAAGCAGCCAATCGCGCAGCCAAATTCTAAGGTTAAAGGCCATTTTCCACCTCCATCAAACACAGCGCCGCTTCTTCTTGCCTGCGCTGCCAAAGTCCCGAGCAGTAAGGATTAGGCTGTGAACAATCGACCTTTTGCCCATAACGGGTGATATAGCGCCAAGCCAGCAAAGCGCGGCAGCCTTTTTCGGGCTGTCCTTCACGGATAAGGCGAAACGCCGTACTTTTCGCGCAAGGCTCAAGCCCCACGTTAAAACAAAAGCTGGTTAATGCCGCAAGGCGCGTATCCGGCATGGGAGCGGGCAACTGCTGGCGGACAAAGGCCATGCGCTCGCCAATCTCAGAGGCCAGCCAAGCGTCGCAGTCTTCACGGGACAGGCGCGTATCGCGCGTGACGTTTTCCGTCTTGCCATAACAGACCGTCCACACCTTCGCGCCGTCCTGATAAGCGGCAAGGCTCAAACCTTCTTTCTCACTGATAAAGGCCCCCGCGATAAAAAACGCACCACTGCCACTGGTGGCTATCGCCAGCAGCCAAGCGGCGACTTTCGCTTTAGCCTTCATGCGCCACGCCACGGGCAGGCGGCGAGACCTTGCCTTCTTTCAAGGCTTGCAAATACGCCACATGCTCTTTTTCGCGGCGGGCTTCTTCGCGTTCGTGGCGAGCGTCTTCTTTACGGTTGCGCTGCCATTGCCGCCAACTAAAAAACATCTGCACGGCGAAGGCGATTAACGCGGTGCTTACCCCGATATAAGAAACCCAATCAATGGAAAATACCGAAGCGGTCGCGCCTACTGCGCCGCTACCCATTGCGAATTGAGAAGCATTGGCCGCAATAGCCGCGTCAAAGGTTGTCCTATGGGGCATATTCGCTCTACCTGTACGGATGAATAGCGGCGAGGCTATGTCCCCGAAGGATTGGCGCAAGGCTTTTTAAAACGGCAGTGGCTGATTAAAAGCGGCGGTGCCTTCACTTCTGGGCGGCATAAAGAGCGCTTCATTCCACGACCAGCCGCGCTGACGGCGTTTTTTCACCCGCTCCCAAGGCACGCCGAGCATCTCGACGATAGAAACGACGGTCGCCGTAATCGCGCGACGAAAGCCGAACAGCACCAGTTCAACCGTCACGGTTTCGTATTTGGACACCCAAGCCTTTTTACGGGGCGTTTTCATGACAAGCTCCACCATCCGTGTAAACAATGGGGCTGCCAGCTTAGCATGGCTGGATTAATTATTGCGCAAATAATGATTTTATCGCCAAAAAATAATCAACCAGGCTTATTTTGCGCAATTATTATCTGGATACTTTCCAGTGCCCGCCCTGATTTCACCATCACGGGGTCGCAGCGGTAGACATTCCAGTGAAGGCGCATGGCCGCGTCGTACTTGATAAGGTCATCGGAGAAGCCCTTGCCGCGCGTATGCCTGCCGTTCG